ACAACAAATTTTTGGTTCTTGTTTAGTTTACGAGTTGCGTCATAGGAATAACCAGAGATATCAAATGACATTCGAGGTAGAGTAATCGCCACGCTTGAATCGTCTCCAGTTAGATCAGAGTTTTGATCTAATCTTGCAATAAATTTTTCCTTAGGTGCATAAGATAATGGCACCCTAATTGTCTGTATAGGATTTCCGCTAGAATCCGTACGCTTGATATTAATATTATTAAATATAGTACCAAACGCAATTACAGTTTTTCTAATTTGTTTATGATAAAAATGTTGTCCGAACATTAGTAGTCATCCACTTCTCCGAAAGGATTTCTTTCGCTAAAATCTAATATATCATCTGCCGTAGATGATGTATTAGTACCAGCAGCAGTTTCAAATGCTTTACCTTGATCTACTGGTTGTTGTGTTGCCATTGTAAAGTTTTCGTTAATTAAATAGTTAATTTCACCTATATCACTCTCTAACACAATTGATCCTGTTTCTGCTTCTAGTGTAAACTGAAAATTCATTGTGTCTGTTGATAGATTATCTTCAACAGCATCAATAGAAGCAATACCTGTATCAATTCTTTCTGAGCTGTACTCAAATCTAGTACAAGATAATTTGTAAACAGGCAGAGCGCTCTGTTGATAGAACGGCTGTTCATGTTCAACAAACTGTATCTCAAAAAATGCTTTTGTGGTTGGGAAGTAAACCAAGTCACCCTCTTGTGGTCTTTCAGCAACTAGATCACTATTATTTTTTACTAGTGTTTCCCATCTAGATTTAGATAGAGTAAATCTAATATCATCTCTTAACTCTAGACCAAACTTCTTAATAATCTCTTGTTCACCCATGTAACCATCTGAGTTATCCACATACATTTCTATTATGTAAGAATCATCAAAAGATGACGCTGGATCTTCGCCAAATATAGTATCTTTGTTTGCCAATTTTCTTGGCAAATAAAAAACATCTTGGCCATATATCTTCAGTTGCTCTATTATTAGGTCTTCGTATAGTCTTTGTTCTGAAGTTGTGCCAGTGTCAAAATAAACATTTGTTGGCATTTATTATCCTTGCATTATGTGAGGAGGTTCCTCAAAGTTTGATCTTATTTCTTCTTCTAGTTTTTGTTGTTCTGCTATGGCAGTTGAAAATAATTCAGGTCCGTTAAGTGTCACTCCGCCTAACATCGCTGTGCCATTAAACTTAGATAGGTTTTGACCCCATTGTCTTTTAATTAAAGCAGTTGCATATCTTTTTAAATGCATATCATCAAACATTCTTGTGTGTTGAGTTGGGTCTAATTGTCTATAACATTCAATAATTAAATACTCATCAGCGTCTATATCCTCTGCCCAATCCATATCAATGTATAATCTATTTGACAATGTGTTAAATCTAATTGGTTTTTCTCCTACCAATATGTGATCTAAGAAATCTAGATGTCTCATGGTTAATTCATAGTGTACAATACTTGTAGATGAAAAATCATACAGATCATTTAATCTTAACTGATATCTAACATCAAACATATTTAGGTTTGCTCTGTCAGATAAAGGAAAAATATTTATCACACTCAAAACAGAGTCTGGTATTACCAAGTAGTTTTGATTTTCTTCATACTTTGTTGATACTAGATTTGAACTTTCTAGATGTATAGTTGTGCCATCCTCTTTTATTAAATCACCATCACCTTCTAAAACTGTATTTGTACCAGTTTCTAATTCTATGTTATCAGCATATGTGCCTGGTTCAAAAACAGTAAAATCATTATTTGCTCTTAATCTAACTTTATCAGCAGCAGTCACTTTATATTTTAGATACATTCTTTCAACACCATCTGTATGATACTGAGAGAAGTATTGCACTGCTTCGTCTATTCTATCTTCTACTTGATCCTCATCAACATTTATATCGATTACAGGTTTACCTAGTGATCTAAGGCAATACTCTTTAAATGTTGCTCTTGTATTTGGTCTAGCCATAATTTTTTCCTATAATACTATTTATTTATCCTAATGCTACTGCTTGTGCAATCGCAAAGGCTTTTGTTGCCTTACTATCTAGTGCTGTCTGTATATTACCAGTCACACCATCGACATGATTTAATTCAGTAGTTGTTGCTGTGACACCATCTAATATATTCAATTCTGCTGCTGTTGATGTGACTGCCACACCACCTAATGATAAACTTGTCATGCCTACTGTTCCTAGACCTGTGATCTCATTTTCAGAACCAAGAATAACTGCCTTACTAGCAGTTGCTTGTCCTGCCGTCACGCCATCTAATTGTGCAATTTCAGTACCAGAAATTTCAGCGTCACCAACTATAAGTGTACCACCAGATAAAAACAATTTACGCCAAGGTCTAGCCGCAGAGCCTAGATCATAAGTTGATCCTGTTGTTGGCATTAAATCTGCTGATATTTTATTTGTATCTAATCCACCACCGACAGTCGATAGTTGAATAGATGTTAAATTCTTAAAGTTTAAAAATTCTTTAGTTAGTTTATCTAACGAGTCGATAGATTCTAAAGACTTCATCTTGTCTTTCTCTAACTCATTAGCAACTTTCATCTCAGAGATGTGATTTAGAACCTTATCTACAATAAGTGGATCTGCTTCTATCTCTTTAGCAGAAGCGTTCATCAGACCTTGTAATGCTTTTGCACCTGCCTGTCCGTATTTTTCTTCTACTATTTTTTGTGCTTCAATAGTTTTACTATCTATCTCTACTTTAGGTTTATCTAAACCAGAGTCAACTAATAGTTGTTGTTTTCTTTCTTCCTCTAGTCTTTTTTGTTTTTCTTTTTCTTCTTCTATCTTTTCTTCTATTACTTTTTTCTCAAATAATTCAGACAGAGCTTTTAGTCTTATCTTTTCTCTATCTTTTTTTTCTTCTTCAGTAAATTCTTCAAAAGATTCTTCAGAGATAACCTCTGTATTTTCTAATTCTATTTCTTCTTTTGTTTTAGGTTTATTAATTAGACCACCAAACAATTCTTCTAGAGCAGAAATCTTAGCGTCCTCTTCTTTTATCTTCTTACCTAAATCTTCTTTTTCAAATTCTACATTTGCAAGAAAGGTTTTAAGACCTTTTTCTAAATGCCATTCTGTTAATTGTTTTTCAGGATCAATAGATAGTTGTTCTGGTTTTTCTATCTCACCTGCTATTCTTGCTTCTTGTAATTTTGTAATCTGTTTTTCTATATCAACATCTATCTCAATATCACCTTCAACTTGTGTCAGTTTTACTGTTTGCTCTTGTTGAAGACCAGGCCATTTACCATTTTGTAAATATTTTTTAGTTGACATACTACGATCTAGTCACGCTTGGTGTGACTGTTGCTCTACCTTCAATTCTTCTGGTTATCAAACCAGACGAATCTGTTGTTGTTAGGTCCCAAACATATCTTCCTTCAGCAAGAGTTGCTGTCACAGCGTCTGTCATGGTGATAGAACAAGTACCATCTGTAGCACTAACTTTAGCAGTAGTAAAAGAAAAAGATGTGGTAGATAAGTGCGTCTTTCTCAAAGTAGATGTTATAGTCTCGTTTGTTAAATCTACGACAGTTCCTGTGGAATCTTTGATGGTTAATGTTTCTGTGTAATCACAATCTTGATCTATTGTGATATTCTGTATTATTGCCATTAGTCAAATCCCGTTAATCGTTTTCTTATATTTATAATATATTTAAAACGCCCAACTCACAAATGAGTATCTAGTACCCTTTGTACACTCTGTAACCTCGTGAGGATACATAAAATTAGAGGGAAACATCAATATATCTCCTGTCTTTAACTTAATTTCTTTATCTCTACAATGAAACTCTGAACCCTCATAATCTTCATTTAGATTACCTACGATAGAAACTAAAGGCACGCCTTTCATCTTTCCGTCAAAGATACTATGAATATGATCGTAATGCTTTCTCATCATGGTGCCGACCTCATACTTGTTAAAACGAATAGGACTAAATTTTGATAGCCATTGACCACCAGTTTTATCACCCTCCCAAGAAACAATTTTTTGATATTCATCTAGTGCTCGTATAAGAGATGGTGTCACACTCATTTGTTGTTCTTTTGTACAACTCATCACATCTAACTCTTTTGTTGATTCAGATGAATTTGTACCAGTGGTGTAATTATTCCAGGTATGTTTTCGCCATTCTTTTTTATTACACTCATCAATCATTGTCTTACACAAATCTTTTGGTATAGTGTTCTTAACTATTATATAATCTTCAATTTGATTCATTCATTATTCTCCTTATATCTAAATGCGTTAGACTTTCTTCACTACCTAATGCGTCAATGCTAAATGTATTAAAAGACAAACTTATTCTTTCTTCATCACCTTGATTTACAGGAACACTATGTCTTAAATTAGAGGGAAATAATATTAACTCTCCTGAGGTACAAGGTAGTAAAAATGTTTCAGCATTGTAAGAGTTATATTTTCTAGGATCTAACTTCATTGAGTCTTGATTAGATTTAGAAAATTGTATTGGTGGTAATTTAGGATCCTGCCTTAGATAAAACACGCCACTTATGATACTATTAGGATGAACGTGCTCGTGATGTTTAGAACCTTTTGGATTTCTATTACCCCACAGTTGAGTTATAACTAATCTCTGCTCTGAATTAATTATCGTATTACAATAATCATCAATACATTCTTTGAAGAAAGAAGTTAAATCTTTTAATTGTTCGTGTTTTGTTAGGTAAGAATCTTTTGTCTTAAAGTTAGCATTGGCAACCTGTTGTTTCCATTCTATACCTTCAACGTGCTTTAATTCTTTTTCTATACTGTCTTCGTATTTGTATATCTGAACTGGTGTAGGAAACACCATCAACAATTCATCTTTTTTCATTATCTAGCCTTTCATCATATTATATAATATATTTATAAGTCTTTTTTAACCTTGTAAACCACCGTGTGAGTCTGAAACTCCTGCTGGTCTTTTCTTAGCAGCAGTTAAGTCTCCGTGATCGGCTGCATTACCTGTTGTAGCAATTGTAATAAAATCAATTACATCACTATTTCCTGGGGCGTAACCACCTCCAAATATACCTTTTACAGAATTTGAAGCAGCCATTCCATAATCTCTAGCAGCAGTTAGATCGCCAAAATCTGTTGCATTTCCTGTTGAAGCAATTGTTATATATTCTATAATATTTACAATATCACCTTCTTCTCCACCACCAAAAACACCTCTTGTAGAAGAAGAAACATTACCACCCATAACATTTTCTCTAGCAGCACCTAAATCACCAAAATCGGTTACATTACCTGTTGAAGCAATTGTCACATATTCCATTACATTAAGTTTAGCAGATCCATTATTTCCACCACCTATTACTGCTCTTGTTGCGTTAGATATTGCCTTTGCATAATATTTCGCAACTGATAAATTTCCAAAGTCAGCTGCGTCACCAGCTGTTGCAATGGTAATATAATCTATAATATCTGTTGAAGGATCACCGCCTTGAAATAATCCTCTTGTTGTGCTACTAGCAGCACCCCCAACGTGGTTAGATGATCTTGTTAAATTTCCAAAATCAAAAGCGTTACCTCGTGAAGCCATCTCAACAGCCATAATTGTATTAGACGCTGTTGGTTGTTGTCCGCCTGCATATGAGGCTCTTGTTAAAGAACTATTTGATCCACCACTTGCAGTTCCTAAAAGTAAATCACCAAAATCACTAGCATTACCTTTAGTTGGAATATGAATTAAATCTATTGCATTTAATAGTGTAGGTGTACCACCACCAAAACTTAATGCTCTCCCCGATCCAGGCATATAGGTTACCGATGGGCGTTGAAAATTATTATTACCAGA